GTTACATTTGTTACTCAAACAATCACACTGGCCGGCAGTGATGTAGATAATCAAACGCTGAGTTATATCATTCTCTCAACGCCCAACGATGTTAACTGCTATATCCAAGACACTGCATCGGGTTGCGGAATCATAACCGAGGCTCTTTGTCCTTACACCGTCCGAAACAACGGCTCTGCTCTCTGGCTGGCTGCTGATAATAATGAGACCTTTACATTTACATACAAAGTCAATGATGGCTACTCAGATTCAAACGATGCCAATGTGGTCGTTGTTGTAAGTCCTAATCCCAATGACCATCTTTCTTTTAACGGTGAGCCGAATAGCTATGTCATTATTCCAGACAATAGTTATTTCGATATAAACGATGTTGGCTGGGCTATAAGTTTTTGGTACAACAATTTGCGTAGAAGCCCGGACGATGGAGTAATCAAAAAGCTAGATGGCGGGGCTGGTTGGGAAATTACCACCGCAAGCGGCAAACTCAAATTTGATTTATATGATGCAAATGGATTGGTAGCATCTGTACGCAGTGATGTGCGTATATCAGACGGTCTATGGTGGGAAGTACTCATTGAGTACAATGATGACCCTTGTGATGCAAACGATAAAATGGTTTTGATGTCGGTGATACAATACGAAACCAACAGAGGCTCTTATACTTGTTCAGAGTATTTTACAGCGGTAACCTTTTCAAATGATGCCAACGTGATTATAACTCCAACGTCCGAGTTTGACCATTTAAGGTTTTGGGATAATGTAGTTAATGAGGGGGTGGACACCTCTGTTTTATATCCCACCAACAGCAGATATAATTATACTGAAAGCGTATTTGGAATAGGGGCAATATCGAAAGTTCGTTTTAAAATAGACCGAGCCACAGATACTGATACTACAATCACAGATGATAAAGCAGGGGGGCTTGTGGGGACAATTCAGGATTCCGGCGGTGTTAAATGGACACCGTGGAATTGGTACTGGGCAGATATTAACGTGCAGCAAAAACGGAGACTCCAACGATGAAAAAATTTACAATCGCAATCGTAATTATAAGTTTGATGCTATCAGTGAGTCTTTGGGCTCAGGATTTGAAACAGTCAACTGCGGTATCGGTAATAGTTGGGCCATTGCTCGATAGCGTCGATGGCAAAACGCCGGTAACAACGCTCGATGTAAATGACATTACCGCAGCAGTCTTTAAAGGCTCAAGTCGAACTGCCTTAACTCTGACAGCAAGCGGAGGCGATAACGATATAACAGATGCTTGCGATGGTTACTGGCTTTTGGAACTGACCGCAACTGATACCGCCACAGCCGGAAACCTCAAAATAACCCTGCGGGATGATGATGTATTTTTGGCTCAATTTCACGACTTCCTAATACTGCCTGCAAATATATATGACTCCAAATACTCGACCGATAAATTGCAGGTTGATATGGTGCAGATAAACGGCGGTGCGACTGATGGGTACAACGCTACGCTCAAGCTTAGATGTCTCGATATAAACAATGACTCTGGCTACGGGGTTCGTTTTGAAGGTTCAACCAGCGGGGCTTATTTAAGTGGTGGTGATTACGGTTTATCTGTTTATGGAGGTCATTCGGGGGCTCTTTTTCAAGGTTCAGCCTACTACGGGGTCTATTTTTATGGAAGCACTAAAGATATTAAGGCTGATGAAATTGATGCTATCAAAACAAATGTCGATGCAACGCTTGCAGACACAAATGATATTCAGGAGGATTGGGCGGGTGTACTGGCTGACTTCGCAGCGATACTCGAAGACACAGGCACTACACTTCCTGAACAAATTACCGGCCTAAATAATGTTTCAATTATTGAGGTTAACCGCGAATGTGATACGGCAATCAGCGATGCAGCACTGGCCACAGCGGCGAATCTTCAAATAGTGGATAACAATGTAGATGCAATCCTTGAAGATACAACCGGCTTAAATGGCGATGCTATGCGAGGCACTGATTCTGCTTTACTTGCGGCAAGTGTCAATGTATCTGCTGGTATTGTCGAATCGAATATCAAGCAGATAAACGGCGGTGCGACTGATGGGTACAATGCAACTCTAAAGTTGAAATCTTTAATGGTACACAATTCTGCGGGGACTGGTATTGACGTAAGTGGTTCTGCTTATGGCATTGATGTAATTGGATGGTCAGGAATAAGATCAATCGGAACGGGTTCTTTGGATACAGGTATCGGATTGGAATTATTCGGTACAGGCAATGGGTTGTACTGCTATGGAAGCACTAACGATATTAAGGCTGATGAAATTGATGCTATCAAAACAAATGTCGATGCAACGCTTGCAGACACAAATGATATTCAGGATGATTGGGCGGGTGTACTGGCTGACCTCGCAGCGACTTTAGCAGATTCCAACGAGCTTCAAACCGATTGGTACGATGGCGGGCGGCTCGATTTGATTGTCGATGCGATTAAGAATAAGACCGACAACTTACCCGCCGATCCCGCAAGCGAAACGAATGTGAATGCGAACGAAACTAAAATTGATTCGATTCCTAAAGTACCAAGTAAACCAAGTTTTTAAGGCGATAAATGTACATAGGCGAACATACATTAAATGGCACAGTTAGCTTTAACTTTCAGGCTCTTGATGGTAGCGGTAATCCTGTTGACCCGGACAATACGCCTACATATACAGTCTATAAAAATAACGTGGCGATGGTCCCTGCAGTTACAGGCTCGATGACAAAGATAGAATCTCAAACCGGATTCTACGGTGACTCAATCGAAATCACAGAGGCAAACGGATTTGTCAATGACAGCAGCTACGTTATCAGAGTAACTGCAACCATAAGCGGAATAAGCACCTGCAAAACTTACGAATTTGATATCGCAACGCCCCTGACATTAATTACAGACAACACCAGAGCTCTTGTACTTACAGCAGTGACCAGCGAGGCACCATCTGAAATATATGACAACGTATTTGACTATGAACTGGCTGCAGAAGCATCAAATTTTTTGACAGCGTTTGGATGTCCAATTGTTTACACACCGGCCGGAGGCAGTGGCCGAAATATAATAGCAATTATTGACCGGCTTGAGCCGGGGCAATTGACTAATAACTCAAACGCTCCGATGACAACTATTAGCGTGGCCAACAACTCTACCAGCGGTATATCAGCGGCCGAAATTGATACCGGTGGGGATAAAGTTACACTGGCAATTCGTAGGGGCGAAACGGCTATGCAAAGAAGAATTACTTCCATCATTTCTCAGGATGCGGGAATGATGACTTTGGAGGTACGGTAATGGCTATTCCAATTGTTGAAATTAAATTTGATAAAGCTAAACTCCGCAAGCTCGAGACAGAGCTGCGAGGTGTGAAAAACGGGATGCCCAAAGTTATAATGCGAGCAATAAACAAAACCGCCGCCCCAGCAAAAACGCAAATCAGTAAAGAAATTCGCAAACAACTAAACGTTAAAGCAGGGGCGGTCAAAAAGGGTATTTTTCTTCGCAAGGCAACTTATCAAAAATGGTCTGCCGAGATTGACCTTAGCACAAAATTATATCGTTTAGTCGCATATAGTGCTAAGCAAAACAAAAAAGGAGTATCATTTAGGGTGTGGAAAAGTAGTGGTCGAAAGACAATTAAGAACTCTTTTATCGCAACAATGGCATCTGGGCATACAGGTGTTTTTCGACGAGGTATCACAAAAGGTCACAAAGAAAAAGATGCTAAAAGAATTACCAGAAGATCTGGAATTAAATCGACAGTAAATAAGCACAATGTATATATTGCCGAAATGTTTGGGCCAAGCATCGGTGGGGTTTTCCATAATATGAAAAGTAAACCAATGGTCAATAGAATAATAGCCACTGCATATCAACGGCTCGATAAAAATATTCAGCACGAACTTGATTATGTTCTTGGTCGGATTAAAAGCGGAAGGAAGTCAGCGTAATGAGTACCGCCGTTATTGAAAATATTGCAGCAAATATCAAGACCGCAATCGATGAGATAACAGTAGCCAACGGATACAATCAGGATCTGTCGGCGAATCGGCCAAGACGCAAGGATTTTGCCGATGCCAGCTGGAACGATTTGGATGTTATAATTTCGCAGGGGCCCGCAGAAAAGGTTCCCGGCGGGATTGGAACAGTGCGATGGCTGCAAACTTTTCTTTTGTCAGCTATTGTTATCGACTCAGACGATGCAACGGCGGCAATCGATACACGACTCAATCAGGTAGCCAGCGATATATTTAAAAAACTGGCTGTTGATACTACTCGAGGCGGGCTGGCCATTGATACCAATATCGAATCGGCAATCCCTTTTGTTGATGAAGATTCCGCACTCAGCGGGATCGCTGTGATGATAGAGGTTGATTACCGAACCGCCGAAAACGATCCATATACGCAGGCATAAAATTTTAAATTAAATAAATATTAAAATTAAATAAAAACAAAAAACCTTAATTTAAGGAGTATTAAAAATGACACTATCAGCCCCGTTACTATCAAAAAAGAGAGTTATCAAGGTCGTTCTTGAAACTGAAAAAGGTACCAAGGTAGCCGGCACACAGGCTCTATTTGTCGATGAGCTTAGTATCAATCCAACAGCACCATTCATAGAACGCAAAGGTACTGGACTCTATCGCGGGCATGAGGCCGCCGGCGTTATCGGTGAACGCAGTGGTAAATGCAGTTTCACAGCAGAGGTTCGTGGAACCGGTGCTGGCGGTTGCGAGGCAGGGCTGGCGATGTTGTTGCAAGCCTGCGGACTGGCTAAGACTCTCGAGGTTTATCAGGTACACTCCAGCCATACCATCGATAAGACTCTCAGTATAGATGTGTGGATAGATGGTAAGAAAAAAGGTCTTGCAGGTGCAAGCGGTACGGTTGTGTTTGAGGGCACTGCTGGCGGTAGGTTGCTTGCAAAGTTTGATTTCGATGGGAACTGGCAGACTCCAATCGATGAGGCTCTACCGGCGTTCGCTCCATCGACACTGCGGCCTATGCAGATGCAGGGGGGTACGTTTACAGTTGGTGGCGAAGCTCTAAAGATTGATAAATTTAACCTCGATATGGGATGCACAGTTGTTGCTCGCAAGGATGTTACCGCAGTTGGCGGGATTGCATACTTTATGACGAGCGATGTATTGCCAATGCTCAGTCTGGATCCGGAGGCCGATCTGGTTGCTGGGTATGATTATTTCGGTATATGGGTGGCTGGCACCGAAGGAGCGGTTAGTTACATAATAACCAATGGAACGACCAAGGCAACGTTTACAATTCCGAAATTCCAGTATCGCGATATTTCAGAAAGCGATCGTGAGGGAATCTTTGTTTACGATGCTAATGGTCAGTGCAACCATAGTGCTGGCAATGATGCGGTAACGATTACGTTCGCAGCGGCGTAAAAATAATTTAGAAATCAGAAGTCGGAGTAAAAATAATTTAGAAATCAGAAGTCGGAAAGGTTTTTTGAAATGGCGAATATAA